AAATGTAATTTATATTTACATGAACGGGGGAATGAGTCATATCGACACATTCGATCCAAAATCCGACGCTGAAGTTAAGGGTGCTACAGAAATCATCGACACCAAGGTTGATGGAATTAAATTTGGTCACAATTTGCCCTTATTGGCAGAACGAGCAGAAAATTTTGCTGTGATTAATTCTATGACCTCTCAAACTGGCGCACACTCTGAGGGAAAATACTTGCACCACACAAGCTACAGAAAAGTGGGCAGTATTATACATCCTTCTTTGGGAGCGTGGTCTAACCACCTTTTGACTAATGATAATTCATTGCCTAATAATGTTTTGATAAATCCTGACCCGTCTCACCCATTGAACGGGTTTTTGCCAGCTAGAACCTCGCCCCTTCCTATCACTGATCCTTTGAAGGCTAAAAGTGCTTTTGATTTAAAATATGATGATAGGCTGTTGAATAATAGGCTAGATGCTCTTGATCTACTAAACTCTAAGTTCAAGCCAAATGATGCGGCTACTTCTTATAGAGATTTTTATTCGGAGGCTTTTAATATTCTAGATAGTGAAGACTTAGCAGTTTTTGATATTTCTCAAGAAAGCAAAGAGACATCTGAAAAATATGGAGCCACAAGATTCGGGCAAAGCCTTTTGCTTGCTCGTCGCTTGGTTGAAAAGGGAGTAAACTTCATTGAAGTCATGCATGGTGGTTGGGATACCCACACCGAAAACTTTGATAGATTAGCTACTAAGCTTCCAGAGGTAGACAAAGGTATTGCTGCTCTTATTGATGATCTAAAAGCCAAAGGTCTTTATGAAGATACAATGATCGTTGTTGCTACTGAATTTGGTAGAACACCTAAAATCAACGTCAACACTGGACGCGACCACTACCCAAGAGCCTTCTCATGTATGATGGCTGGAGGAAAGATAGATGGTAAAGCAATAGGTAAAACAGACGATAAAGCTATGGCGATAGAAGAGTCACCTTATCAGGTAGCAGACTTAAATGCAACAATAGCAGATGCTATGGGATTAGATATCAATCAAACACTATTCTCCCCATCTGCAAGACCATTCAAAGTCGCCCATAATGGTAAAGTAATTCCAAATGTGTTCTAACCTAGATCAGAAAGGTAGTAAAGGCTTTCTTCTTTATTTTCCGTGTAAGACAACATAGATTAATGTTATTCAGTATTATTGCCGCTATCGCTACGCTACTCCAATTTGGAGTTGGTTTTTTGATGTTGTGGGCTAAATATCAGCGGCTTTACACACCTTCTGGTTATTTATTTATAACAGCCTCATTTATGATGGCAGCAAGGAATCTCACTGCGTTCCTAGAAGTTGAAAACTTCGACTACACAGGAGATACATTTTGTGCTTTTTTAGATAATGTTTATTATCCATTTGGTATCTCCGCGCTTTTGTTTATTTCAGTTTTCCATTTTGTATCTGATCAATACAAGAAAAAGAAAGCTCCCTAGTTAAAATCAGGGCTTTCTATAAAAACGGATTGTTAATCGTCCCGTTTATTTCTTTTTTCTAATTCCTCCAAATACTCTTGTTGGATCTTTGTTCTTTTTTCTGGAAGGTCAAACTGAATCAAGTATCTGACGAAAACACACCAACCTGCGAAAAATGCAGCAATAAGAGAAGAAAGGACGTATGTAGGCTTCTGCTCTACTGCAATAAACATATACGCCATCCAGACCATTAGGATCAAATAGATATATGTAAAGATTTTACTAAGCCACCATTTACCCAATAGTCCAAAAGAATACCAACCAAAAAGTAAAGTGATTGCACCAGCTAAAAAATAAATATTAGTCATTTTCTTCTAATTCCTATAATTCTTCTATAATGTAAATTCATAGTTCCAACTGGTTTGCTTAATGTTGGTCTGTGAATAATTCTCTTGTCTCCGATATAAATACCAATGTGGTTATAACTACCGTTGCTTGAATAGATAACAATATCTCCTTTTTGAATATTTGATAAGCTCACCTTTTTGCCCCAACCCAACCAAGAGGTGCATTTTTGATAACCTACTGGTGGGGTTCCTCCAGCCCTTCTTACGACTTCTCCAACAAAATCGGCACAACGCGCCGACTGTCCTCTTTTAAAAAATTTACCATTCCACTTTTGAGCCTCTTGTGAAACATCACTTAAACCAAGGATTGCTATTAAGAATAAAGTTTTAATCATATTGGGGTTTTAAAAAATGTAACGAATGATAATGTAATTTACACATAAAGTCAAGTAAAAAAGTGTATTTAAAGATAGAAATGATTACTGTTGACGAGATTCATGGCGCACCAGCGGGAGAGTTATCCAACCTTAGAAGCCGCATTGAATCAGCTTACTCTAGTGGAGTGATAACTGATAATAATGCTCAAAACCATCTTTGGAGAGAATTTAACAGACGCTGTTTCTTTGCGGGGCGTAAGAGCCTTATGTTGGTTCCAGTTTATGATGGTTTTAGACCAATTAATCTTGATATAGATCGTATTGTTCTAATTGATGGAAGTGGCGACATTCAGTTGATTGACGGGAATGGATTTATCATACCTCTGACATATGAAGCTCCTAGTGGGACTTTTGGTAGCAACTCTTATTCTTTTAGTAGCTCCACTCTAGACAACCTTAGTTTTGCGAATATTAAAGAACTGGGAAGTGCTACTGAATTTACGCTCACATGCTGGATGAAAAAATTTGGCGTAGGTGCTGGAGATAGATTCATGGTTGGTAGTATAGTAAGTCTTAGTAATTTTGTTAGCTTGATCTGGAACGGAACAGGGATAACGGCTTCAGTTACTGCATCTAGCGGAAATACCTCTGCGTCAGGAACGCAGAACTCTTCGGGATGGGTTCATTGCGCGATGGTTTTTGATGGCTCACAAGATTCGGGAGACAGGCTTAAACTTTACGTTGATGGAGAGTTAGCCGCAAGTGAGAGCTTTGGTCCTACAAGTTTAGATTCTGATACTTTCTCTAATTTTAATATTGGAGAAATAGGTCATAACAGTCTTTTTGGTTCTGATGGTCAAACTTGCGATGTTAGACTTTTCTCTAAGGCTTTATCATCAAGTCAAATACAATCTGTATATAATTTTGAAGATATTAGTTCTGATTTAATCGGACGCTGGATTTCTGATAATGATGACACCTTAGACTACAGCCACAAGCATAGGTCTGCAATTAAAAATAATAATCCAAGATTTGTAAATGGTGGACCCCTTAACGATCTGCCGCCTTTCGGTCATAATTCAATAGAATTAGCTGGAACAGACTCATCTCCTTTTGTGGGTTCTCAGAATAAAATTCTTGATGGGACAGAAACAGAATTAACTTTAGCTTTTTGGATAAAAAGAACACACACTGGTCGTTTTAGCATTTTCGCAATTAGAGAGGCTACAAACAATCAGACTTTTTTAACTTGGGATTTCAGAGATTTTATTATATGGGGAACTAGGAACGGCAATCCATATTTTTACAGCGATCTTATAGCCAATACATCTACAGCTTGGAATCATTTAGCGATCACTATTGATACAAGCAAAGCCACTTCAGAAAGAGCTAGATGTTTTCTTAATGGAGCTTTTCAATCAACCGCTAGTGCTAACGATACAATCTCTGATGGTTTTCTTATGCTTGGACTAAACCATTTAAGTATTCCAAGTGATACAGATGGAGAAGGAAGGTATGCTGATTGTAGAGTATACAACAGAGCTTTGTCTGATTCTGAAATTGCAGATATTTATGGTGGTCAATTGATAGAGAATGGTTTGATTCATTGGATAGCAACCGACGATCAAGATATAGAGGATAAAATTGGTAAAATACCCATGACCTCTAGTGGAGAAACTTTTATTGCGAATGACGGTCCATTCGCTTAATAAAATTAAAGAAACGGTGTATAATAATAAATAGAGAAGAACTGTTATGGCAGATAAAAAATTTACAGATTTCGCACAAAGTTTAACTCCAGCCACAGGAGATTTTGTGGTAGGATATTCAGCATCGAGCAATGAAGAAATCCGTGTTCCAATGAACGCTATACCTGTTTCTGGTGTAGCGGGAACGGTTCAAGGGACTGATTCAAACGATCATAATATTAGATCAAGAGATCCAAATGTATCTGGTGGTGGTCTTGGTAGTGCGCGAGGAGAATCTTCTGTAGACCTCCAAACACTCCGCGCTGCCTCAAATCAGGTTGCTGCTGCGACAAATTCTTCTATTTTAGGAGGAGAGAACAATAGTATTATTGGTGGCGCAAACCACAGCGTTATTGCAGGTGGACTAACAAACAGTGTTGCCACTGGTGCGTTTTATTCTTTTATTGGTGGAGGCGGTTCTAACTCTGTAAACGCATCATCAAGAAATTCTGTTATTGTAGGTGGAAGGTCCAATGCAACATCTAGAGATTATGACTTTATTGGCGCTGGAAGAAACAACAGAGCCACCGAAGAACATTCAAGTGTTGTTGGTGGAGAAAGTAATCAGGCTACTTCTAACCACATCTTTGTAGGAGGCGGCGACAGCAATACTTCAAGCGGTCCTTACACGATTATAGGTGGTGGAAATACTAATAACATTACCCAAACTTACTCTTCTATCGTAGGAGGTTATGATAATACTGTTAGTAGCCAGTATTCTGCTGTGGGTGGAGGAAGAGAAAACACCTGTTCTGCACACTACGGCACTATAGCTGGTGGTCACAAAGCTACTTCAGACAAATTTGGTCAATATGCTTTTGGAGGTGGTCTTAAAGGAGGCTTTGGACTTGGAGAATCTCAATTTTCAAAGTTTGTTGTTGCTAATACCACTTCAAATAATACTCAGACAGAATTGTTTCTCGATGGTTCTAGCGCAACGCAGAGAATGACTTTAAATGCTGGAGAGACTTGGATGTTCGTAGCGACACTTTCTGCCAGAGACGGCACAGATTCTTGCGTTTTCGAAATACAAGGTGGCATACATCGAAATGGTGCTACAACAGCTTTGATACAGACTGTAACTGAGAACTTCCACAAAAAGACTACAGGTGCTAATACTTGGGATTTTACCTTAGAAGCAGATGACAGTAATGATGCTTTGGTAGCCAAGGTTACAGGTGAGACAAGTAAAACAATCAAGTGGGTAGCCACGCTAGACGTTACTTGTGTTAAATCTTAATCTATTAAAAATTACCCCATCAAGATTAACATAGTGTAAGAATATACGAATATTATGAGTTTATTAGACGATAACGACGAAGATTTAAAAAAGGCCAAAAGAAGGCAGAAAACAAACTCTGAAAATGCGAGAAGGACAGCCAACTTGCTTGAATCCCCATCTTCTATATTCAGATCCAATTTGATAAATTGGCAATTGACTATGACATCTCTTTGGGGAATGGAAGGAACGTTCCCTAGAAAAAGATGGGAAGATACAAAAATAATTCTTAGAAATCTTGGAACAGATGCTTCTGAGCTTTTCGCTAAATCTAATGAGCTTTTGCAGTTTCTGGAGTCGCAAAAAGAAGGGGTTACTTCTAGCAGAGAAGTCGCTGATTACCTAGACCTCATGTTCCCTTACACCGTCCAAGAAGATGGATCTATCACTTTGGATGAAGATGCTAGACCCCTTTCTGCTAAAGAGCTTAGTATGAGAGAGTTTACTGACGGAGAGTAATTGTTAAAAGGGTGCTTCTAGCTCCTCAATAAGACTCCAGATAAGTTTATCTTTTTCTGTAAGAACCCTTTTTGTTTTTGCGCGAATACGCTCTTCTTTATGAGGGTGTATGCTCGCTTCGCATATCTTATCATTTTCGATGTAAACCTCTGTCCAAACGTCACACATTGTAAGTTCTGGAAAGAATTTTTGACGTAGGAAAATAGAGGTTACATCGCGGCATTCTCGTTCCGTCAAGGTAATCTTTTCCTCCTTTGTTCTACAAAAAGAAATCATATTAAAATGATACATTAGTTTTATCTAGAAGTCAATTAAAAAGTGTAATTTATTATATATGCCTCAGAAATCAACCTCTAGGTCGGGCCTCAACATGAGGCACATAGAACTCACCAAAAAGCAGCATGAATTTTTCAAAATCATGTCAAACCCAAAAACAAAAGTGGTATTCCTTTCGGGTCCAGCGGGTTCTTCTAAATCTTTTCTTTCAATCTATACAGCTTTATCTTTATGGTCAGATGGAGATTGCTCTGACATTCTTTATTTAAGAACTGTCGTAGAATCTGCCGAACGAAGTTTGGGATACCTCAAAGGCGGCGAGGATGAAAAATTCAGTCCTTATCTAGCTCCTTTAGAAGAGAAGGTAGACGAGATGCTGCAAGCACCAGATAAACAAAGACTTAAAAGAAGTAATGCTTTACTTGGCTCTCCTGTGAACTTTATCAGAGGTCAGGATTGGAAACAGCGCGTTGTAATAGCTGATGAAATGCAGAACGCAACGATGAAAGAATTAATCACGGTTCTTACCAGAATGAATAAAGGGACAAGGCTTTTTATTTGTGGAGACGCTTTTCAGAGCGATATTAAAAATTCTGGATTTTCTCAGTTATGTAAGCTTTTCGATAGTGAGGAATCTAAGGAAAACGGTGTTTATCATTTAGCTTTCGATAAAGAAGATATTCAAAGAGATGAAGTTATTTCTTTTCTATTAGATCAAATAGAAGAAATTATTTAATTGTAATAATCTTTCCAAACATTTATAATTACGTGTAACCAAAATTTTGAAATGATGCACGAATTTTGCGTCCAGTGTGGACATAAGAACTTATTTGAGAGCGTTAAGCCTAAATTCTGCGCTGGATGCGGTCAGCAATTTAACGTAGGCGGCGCTACTGTTTCTAGAGCTAATGCCTCTGAGGAAGAGGGGTTAGAAGAATCAGAGCAAATGCCTAAATTAAATAAACAAAAATTATCTGAAGGCTGGTCTACTCAAGTAGACAACTCTGGCTTCCCTACTTTCGGGTCCATCGCTGGATCAGAAGCTCCTGCAACGCGAAATCATCGCCCAAAAGGATTTAAGGGAAAGGACGTAGTTAAATCTACCATGAAAGAATTTGGTAGGGTAACTAAAAGCAGAGAAATCGGCAAGTGATAACATGCGAGAAAGCTTCGAAGATAAGATCGAAGAGATTGATCAGCTTCTCGACATAAATAGGAACAAGTGGCAACTAGATGCTATCCAATGGTTTGATTACGATGATGTAAAACAGATAATCCGTATTCACATTAATGAAAAATGGGATCTATGGATACAAGAAAGACCCTTTAAGCCTTGGTGCAGACAGGTCGTTCAAAATCAAATTAGAAATTTAATAAGGAATCATTATCTTACTTTTTCTAAACCATGTTTGAGATGTAAACACTATGTTTCCGAAGACGGCTGTGCATTTACCAAATCAAAGCAGCAAGACGATTCTTGTCCAGATTACGCCAAGTGGCTTAAAAAGAAGAAAAAGGTTTATGACGTTAAACTTCCCCTCCCCTTGGAAGGTAGGGTTATAACAGCTTCTACAGATTTATATGATCAATTTGATTACGAAAAAAGCGCAGATAAATTACATGCTATAGTTCTAAGAGAGTTAAACAACGAAAGACATAAAGAAGTTTATACAATGTTGTTTCTTGAAAATAAGTCTGATGAAGAGGTCGCTTTTAAAATGGGATTTAAACCTGAGAGCGCCAAAAAGAAAAAGAGGTATAAGCAATTAGACAATTTGAAAAAGAGATTCGCTGAACTAGCCCGTGAAATACTTGATTCGGAGGATATTATTGAATAATGGTTGAGCTAACAGCAGAGCAAAGGGAGTCTATTAGAAATACTTTTAAAGTCACCCAAGACTTAATCGAGATTACCAAAAACGTTTTCAAGAATGAAGACCTTGATGGTAGATCGCAAGAGGGTCGTGCAGTTAGAGATTTCCTTGTTTCAGAGGGAATGAAATATAATACGACCAAAAGCACGAAAAAAACTAATGTAGAGTTAACGGATAGTCAAAAGTCTGTCCTTATGTCTAATCAAGTTTCATCTTCAATGACCGCTCTTGAGATTGCAAGGGTGGTATTTCAAACACCTGACGTTAAATCGTTAGATGCAAGTCATAGATCCGTTATTGAATTTTTAGAAAAATTTAGACCAGATGTGATTGACTCAAGTGCCAAAGCCGCAGACGGAAAATGGCATTCTCCTAAGTCTCATTCTATGGCTATTAGAAGGTGCAACAAATGGTGCGCTACAAGCTTGAAGGAGAATCCTGACGAACTCCCTGCGAAACAAAGGAAGAACACAGAGAGGCTACTTGAATATTTAAACATTCATAAATTAATTACTACAGTTAACGCTTATCGAACAGATGCCGACAGGGATTTGTTTGAATCGGAATTTGTAAGAGCAACATGGGACAAACCAGACTTAACGACTGACGAACTCAATCTTTATATGATGATTTGTTCTAATTTTGTCAGGGCCAAGCACATTCAAAACAGAATGGATATCTTTACTGATATGCTCGAAAACGAGGAGCTTGAGAGCCAAGACATCAATATGCGCCTTACAGAACATATTAAGGCTACCAACGATGAGTTGAATGCTTGTGAAAAAAGGATCGAAAGCTTAACTCAAAAACTAAATGGTGATAGAGCCAAAAAACTAGAAAAGAAGGGTGAAAACACTCAAAACATTCTTTCTTTAGTAGAAGCCTTTCAAGATGAGGAAGAAAGGCAAAGGCTAGTAATGATGGCAGAACAAAGACTGTCACTCGTTGAAAAAGAGGCAGATAGACTAGAATCTTTAGACGAATACAAAGCTCGTATATTTGGAACAACCAAAGAAGAACTCTTATGAGTGTTACTTGTAAGCAATGTGGCGCTACATTTAAAACATTACGGGGTCTTCACTCTCACGTTAAGGTTCATGGGGGTCAAGAGGTGTATTATCATACCCATTATCCTCGCTTGGATTTATACGATGGATCTCTAATAAAGTTCAAGAATAAGGATAGATACTTCTCTACATTTTTTAATTCATCAGAAAACAGAGAGGCTTATTACTCCTCTACTCCAGCTTCAGAATCTCGTAAAGTATATTTAGAAGAATTTTTAACTCACGCTAAATATAAAAATATAGACTTCATTCCTTGCGATAATTATTTTAAATTTAGCAATCTATGTGGTGTTAAGATTATAAAAAAACTATTTGAATCTTGCGCTTGTTTTTCTAGTCAATCTAATTTGAGGCAAATATATACAGAAAAATTATCTAAGAGCTTTTGGGACGAGGACAAAAGGCTCGATGACATGACTGTTTTTGTAGACACTAGAGAACAAAAGCCTTTTGAATTTAAAAATCAAATTATTAATAAATTAGACTTTGGAGACTACGTTGCCTCTGGAAACTACTTCAATAAAACTTATGTAGACAGAAAAAGCTTAGAGGATTTTAAAGGGACGTTTGGCAAAGGGTATGAAAGGTTTAAACAAGAACTAGAAAGAGCGAAGCAGTTCGACTCTTATCTTTTTGTGGTTGTCGAAGCAAGCATTCAACAAATAGAAAGAGAAAACGAGATTTCGAAACATCCTTCTAGGTTAAATTATATTTTTCATAACGTAAGAGACTTTCTTCTTTCTTATCCAGATAATAGTCAAATTGTATTCTGCGATAGTAGAGGAGAGGCTAATGATATAACAAAACGTATATTATTTAATGGTCCTATTTTATGGGACTGCGATTTTCAATATTTTTTAGATAAAAGACATGGCTTGGAGTAAAGGAATTCAAGGTCGCCGCATGGAATATTCTGCGAGGGCTGTAAACGAAGAGGTGTTAGAGAAAGAAGGTTTTATACAAGAGGGTGAAGCTAAGGTTCTCTTATGTAAATTTTTAAGGAATAACATTTCATTGGCATCAGAGATGATTATTGGGATGAAGCTGTTTCCTTTTCAAGCAATGCTTATCAAGGCAATGATGATTGGCGACTTCTCAATGTTCGTGCTATCTCGCGGTATGTCTAAAACGTGGTCTGCTGCGATTTATGTGATGCTTCAATTAATATTCAGACAAGGCATAAATATTGGAGTTCTTTCTAGTGGTTTTAGACAAGCTAAATTTATATTGCAAAAATGCGAAGACATACTCAAAAAACCCGCCGCTGCTATGGCATCTCCTATGTTTACTTTACAAAAAGGAACAGATCAATGGACTTTGAGTTGTGGAATGAGCAAAGCTATGGCGCTACCTCTAGCAGACGGTTCTCGACTCAGGGGTTTTCGTTTTTCTGTTCTACTATTGGATGAGTTTTTAAATATCCCAAAAAATATTTTTCAAGAAGTTATTCTACCTTTTCTTGGGGTTATCGACAACCCGACAGAGCGAGAGGACTTGGCATTACTAGAAGATGAATTGATTGCCAATGGAAAAATGAAAGAAGAAGATAGGTATAAATGGATCAACAACAAACTGATCATGCTTTCTTCTCCTTCTTATACTTTCGAGTATATGTATGAACTTTATTGTCAATACAGAGACGCTATATTAGGTGTTGATATTAGAACCGATGTAGATGAAGAGTTTGATGCAGATGCTTACAGGATCATCTTTCAGTTGAGTTACGATTGTGCGCCAAAGGCTCTTTACGACAAAAATCAACTTCAAGTAGCAAAGCAAACTATGTCTGAGGCTGTATTCAATAAAGAGTATGGAGGTCAATTTGTATCAGAATCAGATTCATATTTTAAGCTTTCTAAAATGGCAGCTTGCACAGTTCCAGACGGAGATGCGCCTTTTGTTCAGATAGCGGGAAACCCTGACCGTAAGTATGTGGTCGCAATTGACCCCTCTTGGTCTGAGGATAGCGGGTCTGATGATTTTGCTATGGAAGTATTCGAATTAGATGAAAGCTCTCAGAAGGGCTGTCTGGTCCATGCTTACGGTCTTGCTGGAACAGGACTTAAAAAACATATTCAATATTTTCATTACTTAATAACAAATTTCAATGTGCAGTGTGTCGTATTGGATTATGCTGGCGGCGTTCAGTTTGTTTCTGCTTGCAACGAGAGTGAGCTATTTAAAGAAGGCAAAATCCATCTTAGTGGCATAGAAACAGAAGGCGAGTTTGATAAGCCTGAGACATACCTTAAAGATTTAAATACCTTCAAAAGAGAGCTTGCTCCAACTCAGCATAAGTATTGTATTTTAAGAAAACCTTCTTCTAATTGGATCAGACAAGCTAACGAATTGCTCCAAGCCAACATCGACCATAAAAGAATATTATTTGCTGCTCCAGCGCATGATGAAAATTTTAATAAACAAAGAAAGAAAAATATTCCCATTGACGATTTAAAATGGGACACAAGGGTTAAAAAACAGTCT